TCGCCGATTTCGTGAAATTGCGGTATCGTGATATTGTGGACGGTGAAATCTGTTTCGTGCGTCAAAAGACCGAGCGCACGACTAAGACCCGTAAGGAAATCCGGGTCGCGGTAGTTCCCCAGATGCAAGCTATTATCGACCGCTGGGGTAATACTCCAGCACCGAATAACTTTATTTTCCCAATTCTCGACGGGTCGGAGGATGCGGTGCAGAGCCACGCTAAAACAATAGCCGCTACCGGGTTAATCAATAAACGGATGCGGATGATCGGGGAGCAGCTCGAAATTGGGAACATATCGACCTATACGGCGCGTCATTCGTTCGCTACGGTGTTGAAGCGTGCCGGGGCGAATATCGCCTACATATCGGAAAGCCTCGGCCACCAAGATCTGAAGACGACGGAAAACTACCTTGCCAGCTTCGAGCGAGAGGAACGAGAGAAAAATGCTGCATTACTGACGAATTTTTAATACGATTATTTGCATAATGCGCCGCAGTGCAGTACCTTTGTCATATCGTGTTATTTTAGTTGGAATGATCGGCGGGGCACATCTTATTTCCGTCGGTCATTCCGTTTTTACTGCATTTCTCCTCTTGGATGTGGTGAATAGCAACAACCTCACGCCTAACCGACGCACTATTTCGCCGGACAAAGGGTGTTTCATTTTGGAACAGTGCTTACAGTGACGGAGAGAATGTCCGCCAAATGGACGATGAAACCTGGTGTTAATAGATTTTGCCTTTCCTGTTTCACCTTGCGAACGATGCTATTCTTGCTTTTGTAGTTTATAGGCGTGCACGATGCCTCATACTTTGCCTCAACTCCTTATGCAACACCTTGCAACTTATTCCCTACGTACTGCGCTTTTGCCAAGAGTTATACGGCATCGCGATTGATGAACAGCGAATCATTGAAGTGTTTTTTGTTTTCCCCTATGAAATACGGCAAATTCTTCGCCTTTTCGATTCTTTCGGTGTTGTCCTCGACCCATCGTTTGAAGTTGTCGGGCACATCCTTGACCTCATTCAGCGGTTCCTCCCAAAAATCCCTATCCGTGCCCTCGTTGGCTATAATTGGCACTGCATAGCACTTGCAGTTCGGGTGCCACCCGATGAATTTGAAAGATTTCGGATATTTTCCCTCCATTGCGTCACATATTTCCAGCGGCGCACGCCCTTTTTTGAAGCGCGGATACCAGAACTTTGCCAGCCACTGTACGTGCGATTTTGATGTTTTTACCTCATATCCGACAATAAAATCAAGTTGTTGCCAGCGGATACTGTCGGCTTCACGATAAGCGCTGTTTATTTCGGTGCGAGCCATACGCATAGCATTCTGATAAGATGACCGGTAAACGCCTTGCCCAGGGTGATAAGCCTGCGCCACTTTCGACAGGGTAAGATTGCCGAACGCATTTCGGACACGTCGAAATAGTTTGTCCGGCTCATTCAGATAGACGCGTACATCACGGCTTATATCGGCAGCGCTTCGGCCTTCGCTGATACCTATAGATAAGGATAATTCTATGTGCCGTTCGAACTGCTTGGCGATACTCCAAACTCTTTCGGATAAATTATGCCCGTAAGTTGTTCTACGTTGAAATGCCTCAAGTGCACCGAGATTGTGAAGCATCCATCCTTTTTTCGGATTGTCGAATAGTTGTTTTACCCATGAATCGTTCTTGTCGTTGGCAAAAAACCATTCCGAAGTGATCCCCGCTGTAATTATAGTGGACAACTTATTTCGGAATGAAGATAACGAGGCATCGGCTTGTTTACTACGGCTTTTGTTTGATGAGAAGGCGAACAATCGCCCCGTATTGGGTTGATATTTATATCCCATTCCCAGTCGAATCAATTCATCCGAGGCCACATCATACAAAGCCTCTATCTGTCGTAGATATTCTTCGACATGCGTTTTATGCTGTTGCTCCCATTGGGCGGCTTTCAAATTCAATCCGGGCATCGTTTCGAATTAGAATGTTGGCTCTATAATATTGTTCATAGATGCCTCTGCCTTCGCTTGCTTTATTCGCTCGATTTCAGCGGTAACATCATCGGCCGTTCCCATTAGTTCAACGCCCTTTTCCAGCGACATAACGCCATCCTGCACAGCACGGCCTATAGCCGCCCAACGTGCGGTGACATCTTCATTGAACGGTTCGGCAAATTCGTGTTCTATTTTGAGCGCAGCCAAATCAGGACGCAAATGAATATGGGTTACATTCATCATAATAGCGAGAATAAGATTTTTCTCCCTATCTACGGCTATGTCGTATATCTCTTTATTATTTTCGCGCTTGATATATCCCAGTACCATCGCGCGTTTGATCGCTTCGCCCGACAAAGTTCCCAGCCCAGCCATTTTCTCGGGTGTAAACTCGGGCGTGAAAGTGTCGAACAAGATGGACTGCGCGAGGTCTTCCTTTTCCCGTTGCTGCGTCTCGGAAGAGGTCGGTGGATTGATGTACTCGAATTTTGAATCCGCTCCGGTCATCCGAATCATTTTCCCGGGCTTGTCGGCTCGACCTTTCAAAAAATCTACGACATCGCCCGTTGCTGCGGCGATAGGGTCTGCGAAATAGTTATTTGTGTCGGATATTTTGCTGTCTATATCCTCCTCGCGGTCTATGCGGGGGTTGAGGCCTCCCCACGCTTTATCCTGTCGGTAGTAGATAACATTGATTTTTCCGGTTGGATTGGGAGTTGCAATAACCTCCCAATTAAGAGATCCTCGTTTGCATCGGTAGATCGTATCAGGTGTTTGAATATCGAAATGCTCGATAGTTGATGTCCCCTCTTTAAGGTAGTACCCATACCCGAATGCAATGAGGTTCTCGTATAGGTCGAATAATGGACGTAGGGTGTATCCTTTCGACTTGCAAATTACCACAACTTTTACCTGCGGTTGGAAATTCTCGTCCCGATAGATGTGGTAGAGCTTGGCACATTCAGTTTCTGCTCCCGCAATGCGTTTTGCTTTACGCATGGAAACGTTGAATCGTGTATCTTGCAAAAATTGATTATATGCTTCGAAAGCCTCGTCCGAACCTTCGTTGTTCACCTTCTTCCATCGTATCGGATTCCCGAGCAGAAAGAATAGTTCCACCTCATTGATGTACTTCTGTCGTGCACGAGGCAACTTCTCGGTACGATAAGGCTCCTGGCCTTTCCGCATCTTATCGGCCTTTCGCATAATACGGTGGAGTTCGGGGTTATATTCCTGAATCGCCTGCAAAACCTCCGTATCGCGATTCTGCATAAGTGTTTGAGCCTGTGTAATGTCTTTGTCCTTGATAAGCGTAAGCAGATCACGTTCTGCACCGGTTGCATTCAGATATTTATTGCGTATCGCATTGAGTAGGTTGTCTATAAATCCCATATCCGTACTTTTTACCAAATTCCTAAATCCTCTTTGTCTAAATCTTCTTCATTGTTGAAATACCCCCGCTTTTCGATTACTCCGGTCAGGGCATCTTCGGCGTCGTCATGGCTGTTGAACTCCTGCTGCTTACGGTATGATTTGACATGCGAGGCGAACTCCGGCCATTTGTGCTCCCATCCGGTCGGAAAATAAATAAGGTTTTGCACTTCATTCGATCGCGTGAAAATACGCACCCTTTTGTTGGCGGTCTGCGTAAATGGGTTGAACGATGTAAAGTTGTTACCGATTATTCGGCACTGCGCCTCAACATTGCGCCCGAAAGACCTGCCGCCATTGTTGCTCTCGACGTAGCAGATCTCCGTCTTGTTTCGGGACAGCATCTCGGCTGTTGCCGGCTCGGTATATTCCATCGGTTTCTGTGTATATAAAATGTCCGTCACGAAATTGCCGATGGGAGTTTCCGTATAGCAAATAGAACACAGATAGTCACTGCCGGTATCAGCGGTATCCGTGTAGTTCTTTCGCTTCATAGATGCTGCATATGGAATTATGTCGTATGTCTTAAACTCTCCATACATCAAACCTTCCAGCGGCTTCGGGTTCTGCATATATTGCGTTTCAAAGACAAATGAGTTCGATCTCTCGATTTTGTGCAGTTCCTCCAGCGTATGCTTAAATTCCCAGAGAGGCTGTTCCTGTCCGTTTTCGTCATGCCAGATGCAGGGCAACGAAAGTACCGTCCATTCCTCCGGCTCGATCTCCTGAAGATAGCCGCATAGATCGTGCTCATGGAGCCGTTGCATAATGATTATGATAGGCGTATTGCGCGAGTTCACGCGGTTGCGGATAGTCGATTCAAAGCGATTGTTCACCCGCTCGCGGATCGTTTCGGATAGTGCATCTTCCGGTTTGATCGGGTCGTCGATAACAATAGCTCCCGCAAAATCGCTTTCCCACGCAGGAATAAAATCACCCATTTCGCGCCGCTCCCTATACGGATCATTTACTTGACCTGCACCAAATCCTGTAACCTGTCCTGCTGCACTTACTGCATACAGTCCGCCTCCGACGGATGTATACCACTTTTTAGCATTCTTGCTTTCGACGACTACTTCAGGGAAAAGCCGCTGGTAGTAGTCTGATTGTACCGTTTCATTGATCTCTTTCGAGTTGTCGAGAACAAGATCATCGGAGTATGATAGGTGTATGAACTTACTGCGGGGGTTTAACGCCAGCCCGTAGGCGATGAAGTTCTTAGAGACAAGTTCGGTCTTGCCATATCGTGGCGCAATATTGATAATAAGACGCTTTATTTCGCCACGGACGACTTTGTCAAGAGCTTCGCATATTTTGCGATGATGATCGCCGACAATAAACCGCATCCCCGTCTTATGCTTGAACATGTAACGGGTGAAATTCAGCATACCGGAAAGACAGAAGGTACGCTCTATGTCTATGTCGCGAATCGGAGTAGTGCGTTAATACTCTTCGTTAAGTTTTAACCCATATTGTCTTGCCTCTTCGGGAGAGAGAGTGCGAGGTGGAATAAGTTCGGCACCATCTGCTCCTGTAACCTCTTGACGTTCTACATATCCCCGTTTTTTTCCGCGTGTTTTGAGAGTGAAAATGATCGCTGTTTCGGAGGGACGTTCGATCCAACCGGCAAATCTCTTTTCGCCATTCTCGTCCTTTTCGATGGCCGGAACGCCGGCAACCAATTTACGCAGGTTGCTTTCGGCCAAATCAACGAACCGTTCACGGGAATCTTCGAGGGCTTGGGCGAATTGCTCATCATCATTGCACCATGTGTAAATTGTGCTACGCTCTACACCTAAATTAGCAGCTATGTCTGACAAAATACCGCCGCAAGCATTTGCAACCTTGCGAAAGGTATCTAATTTCGGTTTTTTGGAGGGCATTGCCATTTTTTATACTGTCGTTTTTGTCGTTATTCGACCCGTTCAACCATATCCGAGAACATTTCGCCGGGGATTATTTTGTCGTCTGGCCTGAACCCGAACCGAAGCATGAATGATGATTTCGCCCTATAAGACTTAAAGTTGAGCATTACATAGGATTCGATGTCTTCCGCTTTTTGCTCTGCCTGTTGACGAATCTGTTCTTTCATCTCCTTTACCGCGGCCTTGCGTTCCTCAAACGGTCGTTGTATCTCTTCGAAATCACCTAACGTATCAGACAGTTCTGAACTTATTTCGTCCTGCATGACGGATATACCGTATATGTTCATGTCTGCTTCAGAAAGGCCAGCGGCTTTATAGTCTATTTCCGGTACAAGTACTTTTATTTTCTCCATGTCGAATTCTCCCATTGCGGAGGGCGAGTTCATGAAGATATTTTGTTCGCGCTCTGTCTTGTCGTCTAACTCTACAGCTTCTACCTTGATCTCATAATCCGTTTCAGGTGTCCCGTCGTAATTGTTGATGATGTCAAGCGTCTGTACGCGCTTGTGCCCTGAAACCAGATAAGATGACAACTGATTCCATACGATACCGCCCAGATAGCCGACAGTTTTAAAGTTCTTTTTGAGCTTCTTGATGACTTCAGGGTCTTCTTTGCGTGGATTGTATGGAGCAAAGTTGATTTGTGATCGCTTGATTACGACCGTTTCACTTTGCTTGTATTTGGGCTGCTGCTCTTTTCTCTTCGTCATATCGCAGTAATATATTTCGGGATAAGGGGAATACTTTGTAAATCTTTTCGAGGTCTTGCGGATAATGCCGGCGGAGGTAATCGAATACCTCCGGCAAAAACGTCAGACCTTGCGATTTGTTCTTGTTGTAGGATATGGGTTCAGGCAGTTTCTTTGCCTTGATGTAGGCCATGACGTCCGATTTCTTCCACTTGGATAGAGGATATACCTTGTTCGTATTGCTTATAGCTTCGTTCTCGTATCCGCGCAACATAAGACAGCGATTCATTCCGTCCGACTGCTTCATTCCATAGAAAGAGTAAGATATTCCCGTCTTCATCCGGACGGATTCATCAACGTCTTTCAACGATAACAGCTTTACATTGGGGTTAGGAATGCAGTATAGCCCACAACGCAAAACACGCGTCAACGTCCAATGGGGGACTTGCAGTATGGTAACATTGGCATAACGAGCTTTGACTGCTCGCAAATAGTTGTCAATGTGGTCGAGGCCCTTGACGAAATACATGAACACGCAAACGATCTCTTTGAAGTGCGGAGCCATTAGGTCGAGCAATACCTCGCTGTCTTTGCCACATGAATAAAAAAGGATCGCCCTGTCCGTTTTTTGACGGACAGAGGCAATCACTTCGTTTGCATGGTCTATCGGGGTCATGATTAACCTGTTGCCATGCCAAAGGCGGCGCGAATGTCGCGTGCACGACCGGCACGATTCGTCGCACGACCGCCTACTGCACGATAACGAACACGGCTAGCGCCTGTCGTCCGATTGATTCGATTTCTTACTGAATTTCGAGTGCAGCTTGAATTTTAGAAGTTTGACAATATGATTTAACCTACGGAAAGGCCTCGGGCGGCAGATTGCCTAGCTCTTGTATATGCACTGGTCGCCCTTGCATACCTATTCGCAATAACACCATTTCGGCCACCCATATTTGCGAGGCTACTTAATCCTACAGCAGGATTAGGCGTGCGGCGTCGCAATTCACTCGTTATACGGCTGTATTGCGCGTCAAGCTGAGTTGCTGTTTTTTGTCTTCGTCTTCGAGTGCAGCAATGATTTTAAGGGTTTAACAATTCATTTTCTCGATTACCTTGCCGAGGTGGTAGTCGATCTCGGTCATGGTATATTCGTTACCGTTGTGCTCGTACACAATCGGCTCTTTCGTCTCTTCGTCGCAAACATCTACCAGCTCGACGCCTTTGACTTCGACCAGCGCGCCGGGGCGATTCTTTTCGTAACCTACCCAGAACTGTATGGCATCGTAGTGGTTGATAACCGTATCAACGCCCTTCTCGCTGTCCCACGCCGATTCGGGCACGTCACTGTCTTTCTTGTAGACTTTGCCTGTGTTGTTGTCTCGGTATGAAATGTATTTCGTGTTGGTCGGGCGTACTTCGCGGGTCTCGACCGTTTTTTCACCCGACAAAATGGCGTCGAACCATTTTTGTTTGATGATAAGCGTTAAAATCTTCATACTGCTTGTTTTTTAGTAGCGGGGGCAAGAATCGAACTTGCGCCTGCGGGACACTAACCCGCCGTGGTAACCTCTGCACTACCCCGCATATATCTGTTCGATGCAAAAGTGGACACGTTCGGCACATTATGCAAATCTTACTATTGAATTATTTATTAAAAATACGATTTTTTATTGAGAGCTGCAATTTTTAAGGTCTTTTCTTCACACACCCTTTGCAGCGGATAATCTCAAGCACTACTGCGTCATATTTGACGATCAATAGGCTGTCGCGATTGTTGTCTGCACCTTTGTAGGCTTTACACCCACACTTCAGCCGCGTGCGGTGACATGTCGCGTCCGTCAATTCGAATGCCTTTTTGAGTAATGTCAAATCGCTGCGTTTTTCTACGTACATCGTTGGTTTCATATATTATATAACTTTTACAAAGTTGAACATTCTGAATGACCGCCAGCCCTCGGCAACCGTATCGTAATAGGTTACGAGGTGTTTGTTAGGCTTACGGTCGTCACCTTTTGTTTCGGGGCATAAGTCGTCCTTAAGCGTACCGAATGCCTGTCGCAATTCACCCGTACTCGATTTGAGGTAGAAGAACTGCACGATGCCCGCGCGCATCTTTATCTTCAATTTGAACACCTGCCATGCCTTATGCAGACACTCAGCAAAGGTTACACCCGTCGCGCGGCACATCTGCCACGCCGTGCGCATGATGATGGAAAGGTCGGTTCGTTTCATTGTTATATAGGTTAAAAGTTGGTTTTTAGTTTGAGTAGTCGCAAGCACTCTTTCAACTCGCTGTCTGTGTATTTCTTGGCGATCTCTCGTGATATGCCGTTTGTGTTCATTGCGATTTTGATCGCAGCCTCTCTGTTCACCTTGAAGGATTTTCTTGTCTTCATAGCTTTTCAATTTTTTCAAATGTAACATAATACAGCCTATTGCCAACGAGTACCATTGCGATATTCAGTTTATCGAACTGTCCTCGATATTCACCAGTATTGCGTCCGAATCTCACCGGGTCGCCAATTTTTATGTCTTTCATATCTTTCATTTTTACCACCGGCGGCAGGTGCCGCCACGCTTCGGGCCTGAGGTCTGTTTATAGCCGCCCGAACGGCTTTATTCGTCGAGGTAGTAGAGCAGCAGTTCACAATCTTCAACGTGCAGAACTCTCGTAGGTTCGATTTTTTCGAGTTGCAAAGACAGTGTATCGTCTTTCTCTGCATAGATGTACGCCCACTGGCCTTTCAGTTCGATTTCTTCTCTGGTGCCGAAATAGGCGACAGTATTATCTACGTCTTTGACAAGACCCCAGCTGCCATTGTCCATACCATCACGATTGATTGCGTCGATCACTTTAAATGCAAATGCGTTCATAGTTCTGTTTTAGACGTTTATTCAATAAATCAATTAGTTGATTTCGCTGACTTTGCAAGGTGTGAAATACATATCTCTTTCGATGCCAAGACCAAAGGGGCGAGTTCTAACGCGTTGAAGTTCATTCAGTGACACATAACCATATTCTCGCTCGCCCATATTGTCTAACAATGCGAAGAGAATGTAGTCGTCGTCTTGCTTCTCGCCTTCGAGAATGTACCACGTCTGACTGCCGCAGGGGTTGAAGAACTTGCAGATGACCTGTGCCTTGCCGCCTTTGCCATCTTGTGAATAAATGGGGTACTTTGCCAACTGCTTCTCAATTGCTTTAGTTAAGAGTTTCATGGCCGTATTGTTTAATTGTTGTTTTGATTTTTTGGTGCAAATATAAATGATATTTTGATATAATGCAAATATTTTGAGATAAAAATTTAATTGACACTAAAATTTTTTGCTGTTTATATGAATATCAATATATTTGTGGCAAATAATACGTCAAAATGAGAGTTAAAGAATTATTGAAGGAACGAGGAATGACCGCAAAAGAGTTGGCGGCGCGTCTCGGAATGACTGAAACGGGGTTAAGTATTGCAATTGGTGACAACGGAAATCCGCCGTTAAAACGATTGCAAGAAATAGCCGATATTTTGGGTGTTGAAGTGCCGGAACTTTTCGCCGCTTCGAAAGAGGGAGCAATCACGTGCCCGCATTGCGGGAAGTCGATAACCATCAAGGCAGAATAACCTCAACGATACCTACCCATGGAACTACAACCTATCCAAAGCAAGATTTACGAAATACGGGGCCAGCGGGTGATGCTGGACCGTGATTTGGCGGAATTGTACCAAGTAACAACAAGCGCTCTCAATCAAGCGGTAAAGCGTAATATCGAACGCTTTCCGCCCGATTTCATGTTTCAACTGACAGATGCCGAAACTGAAAATTGGAAATCACAAATTGTGATAACCAATTCCATCACGATGGGTTTACGCCGCAACCCCTATGCGTTTACCGAGCAAGGCGTTTCTATGTTATCGGCTGTTTTGAAAAGCTCCGTTGCCATACAAGTAAGTATCGCTATTATGCGTGCTTTCGTAGCGATGCGGAACTACATCACGACCACGACGACAGTAACGGCCGAGTTGGCCGAAATTCGGGCGAAACTGGCGTTACTGGAGCGGGTGGACGCCGACAATGCCGAGGCGGTCAGCGATCTGTCGGAAGATATGCGCAAGGAGCTTGATAATATCTACAACGCTATTGCGGCGTTGTCGGTCAAGATACCGCAGGCACGCAAACCCGCCCGCAAAATTGGATTCCAACAAGCGGAGCAAAAGGCGGAAGAGTAGCAACGTACCCGACGAACACAATCACCTGCCCGAAGTGCGGGACGGTGCTGGAGGTAAAAGAAAAGGAATAAATAAAACTACATTCCTATGACACAAAAGCAGGCCATACAGTTGTTCGAGGACCGCAAGGTGCGCACCGTTTGGGACGAGCGGACGGAGACGTGGTATTTTTCCGTTCTCGACGTGATCTCCGCTCTGACGGACACCGTGAATCCGACCGATTATTTCAAGAAGATGCGCAAGCGGGATGAAGCGCTCGCCTCGTTCGTGGGGACAAATTGTCCCCAGATAGCCATGAGGTCAGAAACGGGAGTGATGCGCAAGACGCTGGCCGGAGATGTGAAAACCGTCCTGCGGATTATCCAGTCGATTCCGTCACAGAAAGCCGAGCCTTTCAAGCAATGGATGGCGCAGGTGGCAAGCGACCGCCTCGACCAAATGCAAGACCCTGAGTTATCTATTGAGCAGGCCGTAGCCGATTATAAACGCCTTGGATATTCGGATACATGGATTAACCAACGCTTGAAAAGTATCGAAGTCCGTAAACTTCTCACTGACGAGTGGAAACGCGGGGGCGTTGATGGAACGCAATATGCCACCCTTACGGACATTATCACGAAGGAGTGGGCCGGACGTACCACGAAAGCCTACAAACGTTACAAGGGGTTGAAAAAGGAGAACCTGCGGGATAATATGACCAATGTCGAACTGCTGTTGAACTCATTGGCCGAGGCCTCTGCTACCGAACTTTCCCGAAACGAAAATCCAATAGGTTTCAAGGCCAACGCCAACGTCGCCAAACGGGGCGGTACAGTAGCTAAAGTTGCCCGACAACAACTCGAAAGCCAACTCGGACACTCTGTCGTATCACCCCTCAACGCTCGGCAATACCTCGGAACGTTGCCCGACAATCCGCCACCCGAAACAGCGCACCTTACTTCAGCGGTAAAATCGACGAAACCGATTACATGCGACACCTCAAACGAGGAGGAATAAATAGTTCTCAACTTAAAAACACAAATGAAACTAAAGTAATAAACGCATCGAATTCGATGCGTTTTAGAATATGAAATGTAATATGGAACCGTCTCTGAATATTCGATCATTTCGAATAGGCAATTTAGTGTATAACCCCCATCTTGAGCGAATTGGGTATATTGCAGAAATTACGCGTGCAGACATGACGTTATTTCATGGTGAGATGCTAATTAAGGAAGCCGGATTTTATCATGAGATTTTAGATAAAGTAGTATTATGAGATGTTAGGCCTATACGTTTGACTCCAACGTTATTGGAAAAATGCGGCTTTGAGAAAGAATTTAGCGACTGTTACCAACGATTTGACTACTATATCATCCCCCGTGTGATATGCTTATCTCCTAAAAAAGAAGGGTTCTGTTGGCAGGTGGAAGACGAAATCGACGATTGCAATGTGGATGTGCCCATAAAGTATCTGCACCAGCTCCAGAATATATATTTTACATTGACCGGAACGGAGCTGAATGTAGAAAAGATATATGATGCGAGAATGTAAAAAGCCGAGGGAACTCGGCTTTCTGTTTATCATTTCAAACCGACCGAATCAAAAATAGGGTACGGTTCGATATGTCATTTTCTCGGTTCATGATTGAGGCGGGATTGTGAGTTGATTATCTTTTTTAGTCGGTCTCGACCGCAATACCTCCAATATCACTCGGTCACCGTCGAGAACCAGCATCCCGTGCCGACGGGGATCACCACCTTTTGTGCGGTGCTCGGCCTCGCATTCGGTGCGGATCCGGACACAACGGAAACCTGCGGCCTCGAAAGCCGATCCGATTAACGATAGGTCGCTGCGTTTGGGGACGCAGTACATGGGGTTAATTGCCGCTTCGATGCGGCCCATGCGTTCGATGCGCTTTTTCATTTTGATTTAGCAATAAAAAACTGCGTTACGAGTTGCTCGGCTCAAAATGCAAGCCGTCGGGCGTTTCCGCTACCGAACTCGACGCAGTTAAATTTAACTGTATGTATAGATACAAAATACCCAATATGGTTGGATATGTTTGTATCGCATTTTGATTTAGCAATGCAAATATAATGATTTTGTAGGGAATAACAAAGGCGAGATTTATTCTCGCCTTTGTTTTGAAACATATATCCTATCTGATTACTTTTTTTGAAGTTTTATTTCCAGTGTTATATTATCTCCTGCTACACCCATAGACACTTCGGCAATTCCGTTTGAGATAGAATGTACTTTGTATCTGTATAATTCTTCCCCGTCTATATAAGTATATATCATATCCCCTTCAGCTTTGTATGTTCCTGAACCGTTGCCAAAATACCCGCTTCCCGAATATGTACCATTTTCATAAAATACAACAGAGAATGCAAGATTTGTGTGTGGCGGTTGGGTTATATCTATCCATTCGCCGTTACTTTGTATGGCAATTCCCTGCCATGTGCCATAAAGATTCTCAATGTCGAACTTGAACGATTCTTGCTCATCCTTTTCGCACCCCATAAAAGTAACTGCACAAATAACAGCCATCAAAAGTAAAAATTTTTTCATAACATAAATTGTATTGGTTAGATGCTGCAAAGTTACAAAATTCCCCCCCCCGCAAAATAATGAGCCTATTTTTTTGAAGTTGTGCCGAAAGTTCCGAGGTTTGTAAAAACGCTGAAGCTATGATTTGGATTTATATTTTGCTATTCGTGATTATTGCGTTGATTGTGTATTTGATCTATCTTGTTCGTTTTTGGGGCAGAACTAATATTGAATTGACAGGTGATACTTATACTGGATTAAACAATGTTCTGTGTAGAATATTGAATCAAGACAGATTAAAAAAGTAATTTACTGATTTTTTGCATTGCAATCCAAGTCCATTCAAAAATAGTGTGTCCCCAAAATTGAGAGGCGCAAATAGATATGATAGCTAATGCAATAGCCCAATGCGCTTCGCGCCTACTTATTTTTAAATTGCGAAGTTCTAAATTATCCCGTTCTTCTTGTTTGCGTTGTTCGTTATAGATGACTGCACATCCTCCCTGGTCTTTACACACTGATAAATTAGCCGCAGCTTTTAACCATATTCCACCCCCTTTTATTTCAATGACCATATGATCTTCAAGAACGCGCAGTATTCGCATCCGTTGTTCTTCATTTGGGATTAATGTTTTGACGGCATCCATATTAAAATAGGCCGGATTTCTTGATAATTCATTTAGAAAAACGTCGGCAATGTTAATGTCTCCTTTTTGTAGTTTGGCTATCATAAGGTTCATTGAATAGTAATTCAATCTGAAATTTGCATCGGCTCCTATTTTTTAACTCTTCTTTGAATGCTTATTATCAGGTGTCTGAATTACAATATATTTTTGTAATTCATTGATATACATTATTTTAGCTCCAATTTTATGGGGGGGGGATTTTTGACCCCTAGATCTGTCGGAGCAGCCGGAAAGCCTGTAGAAACGCCTGAAATCGACGCAAACAGCCTATCGTAACGAACATTAAGGTCTTCCATCAGTTTATCGGCGACCTTTACGTCTTCTTTCCGCAGTAAGGTTTCCAGATGCAATATGCTGTTTAGTTAGTTCCACGTTCTATTTTCGGCGGGCCGGGCCTCTCCCGCCGGATTTGGGGCTTCCTTTATTTCAGATAAAATTTAACGGTTGATATGAGTTGGTCCGATAGTTTGTAAATGTCAGTAAGTGCTGTAATTAAATGTTTTGTTCCTTTCTTTTCCTCGTCAAACGTTTCAACATACTTTTTCCCTCCGTTGAAATGCAAGCCCAGATACTGCGCCCTCCGTAGTGGCTATCCGCTCCGCTGTTGTCGTTGGGGAAATCATTACCCGCAGCGTTCTTACCAAGCGAATAGCGTTCATAAAATCCGCGTAGTAGGATTGAAATACGATGGTGGACAAAATGTTTGTAAGAGCTGTTGTATCCATTGTAGGGGACCAGTATATAAGTTTTGTCCGCTCTTTTAGCATATCTTCGATTTCTTGTTGCGTCCGAAGTGTGGCGATAGCGATTATTTCGGCCACCTCTTTTGATTTTTCGGAGCATATGGTCCACATACGTTTAACAGCACCCTCCATCTGTTCGTCGTCGAAAATCAGATCAAGGTCTATTAGTCGGCGACTTATCATCGCGAGTCGTCCGAGTTGGAGGGGGTATAGGTAAAGGGTTATTTGTTCTTTGTCATTGCCTTCAATCTCGAACGATTCAATTTTTTCAGTCAGTGTGTCAAGTGCACGTTGTTCTGTAAGGCGGCCGACTTCTTCTTTTTTCATATTATAAACTATTGTTTTTGCTCCCGCCCCGTCCTCGAGACGTGATGCAAGTCGTCAGCTTTCCAGCGGGATAGAGAATTTACAAAACGCTCTTGGTATATTCCGGAGTTGTAATCGGCCACCAGGAATAACCACCTTGTTCCGGAGCTAAAACTTTCGCAGATACTTGAATTTGGAGCGGGTCGGTTTTATTGATTCCACCACCCAATGTCGCTACATATTTTAACCTTGCAAAAGCGATGGAGCCTCCACTTTTGGAATCGAATACGAATGCTTTTACTCCTTCGTAAATCTCGCCTTTTGCAGGTTCTGTAGTTCCGAAGTAAAATTCCATCGTGTCGTCGTCAAAATCTACGACATTCCAAGTAACTTCTTTTGTGCCTGTCGTTTCGTCGATTGCAGAGTAAAATGGGTCTGCTTCTCCTTCCCGATAAAAATCATTACTGGAAGGTATCGCGAAATTGGTGGAAACACCACCATTATAAGGCTGACTGATTTTGGTGAAAGCCTTCATTAAGTCGGCAGCCTCAGCGTCTTTTACTCCTTTCGGGAGAGGATTACCTGCATGAACGGCTTTCAGTCCGATTATTTGTCCCATGTTTAATATTTTTTAAGTTTTACTTTGAGGTTTGAAAATGTGTAGGAGATCCCCTCCTCACTAATAAGAGTTTCATCGCTCACATCAAAGAACCAGCGTTCGTTGATAGGGTAGTATCCTAGTGAATCGAAAGCGAGACGAGTTAGTTCGTTCAGACGGTTGCGATCGGGGTAGCGTTGCTCTTCACGACCGATTGTCGGTGTTGTGTCCGGTACATAAATGTTTACATTTACGGTTGCCACCTGCGAATCTCCGACGACATTTGACAATGAGCCTACGACGATAAATTCTCCCGAAGGATTATTCGGGTAGTGGTCCGCATACATCATCGGCACGGTCTTCCCTAACAGCGAATCCCGGATGCGATCCCAGACGAGTTTGAATATTTCCGTAGAGGTCAGGTTCATCGCTTTTTCGATTTTAAGAATCGAGCGAACTCCGCTTTGAGTTTTTCAGCAGTAGATTCCACCCAGTTTCCCGACCCTTCGAGAACGTCGAAACCTTTAGCCTCGACATATTTCGCGTATTCCATACCGGCTACCCATACGAGATATGTTTTGTTAGCGGGAAGTTCACGGGCGACAGACCGGGCATGTTCAAGCCCTTTGGCATGAGCTTCATCGGCACCTTTGTTCCCTTTAGGATTGCCGTCCGGTCTGACACGGCGGTTATACTTGAAAGATTCAGCAATGATTCTTCCGTATTGTACCACAACATACCCGATGGAGTTGCGTAGGTTACCCGTGTGATCGGTATAACTACCGTGTTCGCGGGCGTACTTCACCACTCTTTCCCCCAACGCCGACAACCATTCTACAGCTTTTCGGTCGTACTCTTCTTTTGCTCGCGCAAATTCAAGTTCCACCTCACGCCAGTTGGTACACTTTACAGCCATAATCTCGTGTTTTCGTAACGTTGTCCGCTTTTGTAGAATCCCTGTACCGGATACGACGCCGTGTCCTTGTCTTTCGGTTTGGCCTCAGTGCGGAGCGAACGGTCGAAGATGTTGAATCCTCGGCTGTCGAATATGCGTACTTTCGTCCCGATAGGAATTGGCTGTGTATCTGCAGGCATCGTAACCTCGAAAGAGTAGAGGAAGGCATCCCCGTTTTGCCCTTTGATTTGCTGTGCTCGTCCATTCTGACGGGCATTGCATCGTCCGATGACACGCCATTCATGCGCACCTTCGATCCACGAACCATCAGGATTTTGCGAGGCGTCCTCCTCGTACCACATTTCGAGCGTATAGGGGAATCTTACCATTGGTCGGAAATGTCGGTAATTTTCGATCGAGTATCGAACTCTTCGGCAATATCGTCCAGCCCGTTTTCCTTTGCGATATGGAAAATGCGCTTTTCCAGTTTGTCCGTGTACGACAATGAATAGCCCCCGTTGCTCTCACTCGCAAGAACAATGAGATTTCGCAGAATGGCGATTGTGGCTTTTGCCACGCTAATTTTATCGGTTACCGTATAGTCTGCTTGAGTGTCTATTCCCTCGTCAATGCAGGCCTTTTCTTTGAGGAAAGGATCCACATCGTAAGGATACAGACTTGCCGATATTGCCTCGAAATTCTTCATACAACTACGATTCTACGGTCAGCGAATAGATGCCGTTGATTTCGGTGATAACCGGAAGTGACAGCGACTGTGCTTTCGTGAACTCTACGCCGTTAGAGTTGTCGGTTTCGCCCTTGCCCCACTGTGAAATGCGGATGCGTCCGTAGTTAGAGTAGGTGACACCCGGCTCTTGCCGCAGCTCGTTGTCGGCATAGGCGTTCTTGATGACGCCCAGTTTGCCCGCAGGTACGAACACGAGGTTCTTGTCGTTCCACGGCGAATACTCCGTAAGTTTACCGTTATCCTGAATACGGGTCATGCGGCGGATGACTTCGAATGTCGGGAATCCGTTCGAACGCATAAACTCGTTCAGGTTCGCCAGCAACAGCGGTGTGGACGACTTGTCACTACCGAATACCGCCAACTTCATCTTCTTGTTGCGGAGGATATACGACAGGCGTTTCTGCGAGAGCAGAATGCGGTCGAACGTAACTTTGTCCTGTGCAGCATCGAGGATGGCTTGAATATCCTCCAGCGTATCGACCGTATCTTTATTGCCATCCGTCCATAACGTTTTCGCGGTGGCAATGTTCTCGCTCGGCATTTTGTAGTCGATCGTACCGCGCACACCACCCTCTGGGTTATTGGACGCGTCAAACGTGAATACGCCTTTGTTCGACAATGCTCCGAGGAAGATGATGTCCAGTTTCGATTGCACGGAGTTCACGACCTTCGTAACATTGTTCCACATCAGATTGATGAGCTGCTGTGTCTTGGCCGAATCGGACAGCATCCGCGAATCGAGAATCTGCAACACCTTACGATACTCTTCGATAGGCATCGAATAAGACATCTGGTGGGTTAATACCTTCTGCTTGATCGTTTCCAGTCCCTCGGTTCCCATGATAGGCTCCTTACCTTTGGAGTCGAGCGTTGCAGCGGCGACGCTCAAATTGTACGAGCCGATCAACTCCTCGAAGTTCAGTCCGACGGTGGGGGTGTCCCAGTCGAGGAATCGCTCGTAAATATTTTGGTCGAATAGCCGCTTACGCAGTTCAGAGGCGGCATCGATGCGAATCTGCACCTGTTTAGTCAGTTCGCCGAAAATGGATGAATAAAATACTTCGTTCATTGTTTACCTCCTCTTTTACTGTCGTACATACTTGATTTCGGGGTTGTTCTTCAGGCTGTAACCCTGAAGCCATGCAGCAGGGACGGGATAGGCTACATCCTTGAGGATGATACCTGCATATCCGGCCGATACGGTCTGGAATCCGTTATTGGCGGAATAGACCATGTCGGTTTCGACAACTGCATCAGGCAGATTGTCGTCCGAGAGGACATCTACGCCTTCAGTCGCACCCGTTACGGCCGCTGCGAACGTGATCACATCGTAATCTGCATTTTTGGTATCAATGCTTTTTACGGTCGAATTTGACTCGCCGACCTTAACCGCATCTCCTACTTGGAGCATGGAACCCTTCTTGACATGTGGAGCAGTGGTTGTGCCGCCCGACAGAACACGTGCACTCTTGCATATGGAACATTCCATGTTGTCGAAGTCGAGCTTGATCGGCGTACCTTTGGGAATCTTTGTCCCTTCGGGATAGGTTCCCTTCAGTTTGAAGTCCCCCGGCAATACGGCGAACTCACCGCGCCAGAATATGGGGAAACCGCCCTTTACTTTTGTTTTTTCAAATACGATTGCCATGATTTTACGTTTTGGTTACTCTTTGTCCGGAAGTGTTTCAGCCCACGCCTTTGCGAGTTCTTTGCCCTGCGCTTCGGGCGTGGACATCGGGAATCCCGAACCTTTCCCTTCCAGCCCTGCGGTAACCAGATTTTTCTGCACGTTTGCGAGGTAGTCGCCGATCGTTTTTTCATCTGCATCGTCGGCGATGACGAATCCCTCTTTCATGCGCCACTCCGGAATACCGAGTTCTTTTGCCTTTGCGGAGATGAGATTGGCCCGGTCGTTCTTGGCCTTTTCAGCTTTCAGAGTATCGCTCTCCGCTTTGATGGCGTTGTAACGCTCCTCCTGTTGCTTCTTGTAGGCTTTGAACCACGCAGGTTCCTCATCGTCGGGTTCGTTTTTTTTGCCCTGCCCGCCCCCATTTGCAGGAGATGCCTCACTCTTTGCCTTGAGTTCGTCATACAGTCCTTTCAGTGCGTTGTACTCGGTGCGTGCACGATCAGCGTCAGACTGGAAAACTTTAAGGAAAGGTTCGACCCCGCTGACTGCGGTTTCAATTTGCGATTCATCGGTGACGGATTTTTCCAAAATGGAGGCTACTCCGTCGAGAGCCTTCGCTCCGAACCCCAAATTAGAATACTTGGTTTTCAGCGCTACGAGAATTTTCTCTTTCATGTTTTTTCGTTCTATATGGTTTCGAATAAATCATCATATTCGCACAAAAAAGGTCTGTCAGCCGACGCCAACAGACCCACTAACAATTACATGAAGGTTATATCGTTCTGCAACTGGTGGGCTGCGACTTCACAGCCTCTGCGACAAAAGTCAGTATGTTCGGCACATTATGCAAATTATTTTAAGGAAAAATTCGTTAAAAAAAGAGGAGAGCAATTCTCACTGTCGGAAAATAGCTTTATTGAAATGATTCATTCCAAAAAGTGCGAAAAATAGTGCAAGAAGGAGAGGTATCCCGCAATGGGAAATTAGATTGGGTTTGTGTCTAAATTGTGTGCCCGACTAAAAACAAACCAGTCACCTACAGGGCTGTAAGTGACTGGTTTTCTGTGTGGTGCCACCGGGAATCGAACCAGGGACACAAGGATTTTCAGTCCTTTGCTCTACCAACTGAGCTATGGCACCATCATCGACTGAAACTCGTGTGGGTTTCGAATCGTGGTGCAAAGATAGATATTATTTCCTGAAAACCAAAAAAACGACCGAATATTTTCCATCTCAGACTTTCATTTCAGGAACGGCAGGCCGGAATATCGGAAAATTTTTTCGGCCAGGATACCGGAAATTCAGGATTTTGGTTATTTTTGTAAAAACTGTAAAGATTATGAAAACAAGCAGTTTGATGATGTGTGCGCTGGTTGCATTGACAGCCTGCGGTACCGGAGTGAAGCAGAGTGTCCGTACGCCCGTCGAAATGGG